TCCCGCAACACTACCCCCAACTCTGATGCCTCAATCGTTGCTAATAAAGTCTTCCTCAAGAGCGTTCAGCTCGAGACTATCATTCGTAACCTTTCCGATGTACTTGTCTTCCTTGACGTCTACCGTATTTACGCCCGTAAAGACACTGCGTCAGTCGATTTTTCGACTACCTATGACGAGCCTGTCGATATTCGGCAGATTTTGACTCGCGGAGCTAGTGATCAAGCTCCTGTCGGTGGAGTCAACACTGTCAACCTCCTCAATCATGGAGCTACTCCGTTTCAGATAAGCCGTTTTTGTTCACTCTTCAAAATTGTGTCCAAAACTCGTTACCGTTTGGAGCCTGGCAGCACTGTACAGATTCACATGAATCGTAGGTACAACCGTACTTACGACTTTTCTAAGATGCGCAACATGGTGTACACTCGCGCTTTTACTACTGGGTTTCTGTTCGTTTTTTATGGTTCTCCTGGTGCTACTGGTGATGAGGGTATCTACTCTCAAGCCGCCAACTTGCGTTTTGTCAGAAACGTTGTCTACTCCTACCGTGTGCTGGATGAGGATCAACAACGCCCCGTTGCCTCTTTCCAGTCAGCCGTCATTCCCTAGCCGACGGGACGGAGGCGTTTTTTAGGCTACTATGCCCTCCCCCCCTGACAATCGTAAAAAAAAGCGAAGATCCGCGTCAGCGGGTCAAGCCTAGTCTTTCTTAAAAGGAATATCGAAATGCACTACTTTGATCCTTCTTTTCAACGCATTTTTCTGCTCCTCGCTTGCATCTGGATACCAATCCATCGGATGCACATTGCTTGTAAACCAAATGTTCTCTGCAAGGAACGGAATTGTCGCGCCTTTCACTTCCACGTTGCAGCCCCACTTGTCCGTCCAGCGTAAGATATGCTCGATAGCCCACTTGCCGCAAAACTCGTCCACGATAACACACTTGTGCTTGTCTGGGTTGTATCCGTCCCACCACTTGTTGTTTGGGTCCTTGATGTACGTGATGTCGTAGACGTCGCCCTCCTCTGCAAACTCAGCCGCCTCCACTCGTGCTTGGTGAGACTTACCACTGCCACTTGTTCCCCAGAACACTTTCACAGTGCGTAAGACATCTCTTGCCGTCAGGGACTCAGAAGCAATGCTTCGAAGTGCCCTATGGTGTCTGATGTAGAGTGCCGCTGGCACAGAATCGAAATCGCCACGTCGAGCGCATGCCAGCACCTGCTCATAATCGCCTTCTTCACGACAGCGACGGCCAGGCTTTTTGCCCAGTTCGTATCGAGTACCTGCCACAGCAGTTTCCTCTTTCCACACATACTGCTCTGCAGCGGAGCTTCTGCACAGCTCAACATGAGCCTCCGCAGGTAGAAGAGCCTTGACTGTATTGCCCCTCTTGTTGCGATCGAAGTACAGGACAAACTGATGATGTCGATAGCCGTTTTCTCCTCCGACCTCCACTTGCCCCTTGACATAGACCGCACCGTCAGGTACAGCTGGAGTCCAATGCTCCTCTGGACAGGTGACCAGCCAGTAGCGACCTTGCTGGACTGCGAGAGGTCGATTGCTTGCCATGGCTACACCAGTCACCGCGGTACGGTCAGTCCGCTAGTATTACTTACTGGTGTAGCCATCCCAACGTACCATGGGATGACTCAATGGTCACCGGAGCGTCAGCGGAGGGGGCCCTCTGCGCGGACGCGCGTCTATAAGAAGCCCTCTCTGTAGAATTCCACGGTGGAACACCCGGCCAAACACACCCGATGTCAGTCGTTCCATATCAGGGCGGCGGCGGCGGCCTGATGAGGAGTCTCGGCCAAATGGCCGGCGGAGCCTATCGTAACCGCCACCTGATTCGCGCCGCCATGCGTGCTGGGCGCAGCGCCTTTTCCCGCGGCACCCGTTCACGCCGTAATGGCACATCCAAAACTACCCCGCTTGCTCGTGTCGCGCCGTCTGAGAATACGTTCCAGCATGACGTGCAGCCACTGTATCGACGCCGCCCGATGCCTCGTCGGCGTAGGAGACGCTGGATTCGGCGCAAGCGTGGTTTCGATAACATGCTCAACATGCGTGTGCCGATGCGTACTTTTGTTAAGACAACGACGCATTTTCTCGGTGCCGGCACGGACTCGCAACAGTTCGAATACAGTATCGCGGGTGGTTCGCTCACCACGGTTGGTGACAGAGAAGCCAACGACGATTTGAACGATATTGCCAACCTTTCCCGCAACACTACCCCCAACTCTGATGCCTCAATCGTTGCTAATAAAGTCTTCCTCAAGAGCGTTCAGCTCGAGACTATCATTCGTAACCTTTCCGATGTACTTGTCTTCCTTGACGTCT